ACATCCTCGGCACTTAATGCTGGATTTGGGTCTTCCAAAACTTGACTGTTGTTTCCGATTTTTATCGTAAAAACTCTTTTTAATTCTCCTGTTTTCATTTTTATAAATTATAATTCGTTAAACAATCCTGTATCGGTTTTTGCTAAAAGTTCTTTTTTTACTTTAGCAGCATAAGCATTATCGGCATCAACCTCAACAACTTTTTCAATTGCTTTAAGAACTTTGTCTTTTTCTTTAACCGCATCGTAATCTTCTGCATCGACAATCTTTTTCAAGTTATCTACTGCTTTGGTTACTTTTTCTTTTTTCTCTTTTTCAGCAGCTTCCGTTTTATCCTTTTCGGTTTTAGCAATAGCATTTGATTTTTCAGCTTCTGCTTTTTGAGCTTCAAAAGCTTCGATGTTGTCGAAAGTACCTTGTGTCTTTGATAATGGTTCTGAAACTTTCTCAAAGAAAACGGCATCAATTTCTTCTGGAGTTCCAGTTAAGAAAATTGGTTTAAAAGTTTTAAGTGCTGGATCATTAGCACTTGTTTTTGGTGTGATGAAAACTGTGATTTCATCTGAAGAAGTTGTTTTTACTTCGATAACAACATTCTTAATTCCGGTGGACTGTAATTGTTTGAAAAAACTCATTTGATTTGATTTTAAATATTTATGAATTGGGTTTAATATTGACAAGGCAATATTGGGTTTAAAGATTTTGTTATGAAAGAGATTACCTGGTTTATCTGCCAAAAATCAAAAAGAATGCATCTCTTTGTTCTTGATTAGTTTGACCTTTATAACCTGTAACTTGTTTAAAAAACTCGTTTGTAGACTTTGTACGAGTTGGTTTTACTTTGAAATATGTAATTCTTAAGTATTCACACATTTCAATTATTTTTTTTGCAGTTTCGTGATTAGCTCCAATTCTCTCACCAATTTTTGAATTTAGTGAATGTGAACCTGCTAATTTTAAATGTCTGTTTCCTCCATTTAGAAATCCGCATTCAATGTAAATTATTAAATTTTTGAATTCATTTTTATAATCTCTTAAATAGTCAAATAGTTCAAAAAACGTGAGATTATTTAACTCAAGATGATTACCATTCAAAAAAGCTACACCAGATTTATCAACATCAGGATCTATACCGATTAGAATTTTTTCTTTTGGCATTAGTTTTTACGATTTTTCAATTCATTTTCAATTACATCAATTGCATCTTGCTCCTTTTTACTTTTAAAATGCTCTAAAGCATTTTTCAAGCTCTCAATTGGAGCTTTTGTTGCTTCGTAAGCTAATCCACTTAAATAATTATTTCTATTTACAATTGGAGATTTATATTCTGGAGTTGTATCAAAATGTTTTTTTGAACGCTCACCAAGACCTGCTGATTTTGTCGTTAGTGTTTCTTTTTTATCTGAAACTTTGAATTTTTGAACATCTTCAGGAGTCCATTTAGGCAATGAGTTGTATTCGCCTTTCTTTTTGTTATGTTCATTTTCACGTTCAATAGATTTCATTTCTAAATATTCAGGAACCCATTTATGAAATACTGTTTGACTGTCTAATTTAAAATCTTTACCGTCGCCAATTCTACCTTGCCGTGCATACTTAAACATAAGAACAACATCTTCAAGTGTTTCATATCCGAATATTTCAAACAAATCAATTGCCATTAATGATGATTGTTCGTCAGTAAATTTTTTACCTACATTAAAATTTTCAGATAATCTGGCAGCTAAATAAGCAATAGCTTTAATTACATTTCTTTTTTCGATTTGATTTGATAGCTTTTTTAGATTAACTCCATTCATAGCTTTTGAAATGGTTAAATCACTTTCAAATAATACTAATTCTGATGATTGATTACTAGCCAAGCAATTTATCAACTGCATTGTTGATTCCTGCTTTAAGGTCGCTATCTGATTTTGGGTTATTGTTATTCCAGTTTCCATGTGCTTTATTTATATAGTTGTCTTCTAAAATTTTTAAAAAGTTGGCTGGCTTGAAAATCCAATCAAAACTCGCCATCCAGTTTTCTTTATTTTCTCCTTGAAGAAATTTTGAGTCTCTTGTTTTTTCAATTGCCATTTGAATACACTCTTTTCCATATTGCTTTTCTAAAATTAGAATCCTTTTTTTTCTTGCTTCTGAAAGTTTTTTAACTTCTGGAAGAGAACCTCTATTTGAATTAAAAAATAAAACCAGTTTATTAAAATCAATTTTTGGTTGGTTTGGTTGATTTGAAAAATCAACAACTCCGTTAGGAGTATTATTCTCTACTTTAATTTCCTCTACTTTAATTTCCTCTACTATACTATACTCTTCTTTAGGGATAACTTCCGCCTGATTGATTGCTTTTTCGTTGTTTTCTATCGGTTTTACATTCAATCCGCTGGGGATTGGCGGGTTTCCGCTGGGGATTGACTTTTTTAATGCTAAAATATCTTCCTTTAAAAATAATTTTTGCTTTCTTTTTCGATAGGCATCTTCAATAGAATTACAAAATTTTTCACTCCAAACGATTTTATATTCATCAAATAAAAACTTATCAATACCTCCTAATTTTGATAAATCTGTAAGTATTGCAATTGTCTTTTCTTCATCAATTTTAAAAGTAGATGTTAGAAACATTAAAGTCATTTCATCTGAAATGTCTATGTAATGATTATTTGCTTTTCCTAACTGTTCTAACAACTTGAACCAGGTTGCATATCCATCATTTCCATACTTTGTTTCAATGATGTGCATTTTACGTCCGTGGGTGCATTCGTGTGGGAAATAATCAACGTCTTTTCTTTGTTCTCTTGCCATTAGTTATAAATTTTCTTTTTTACTTTAAAATTTGAAATATTAATAAAAGGATAGTTATCATCAATAAATCTTAACTCACTAAAAGTTAGTTGATGCGTTACAAAATGGTTTTTAGTATCAATCTCGACTTCTTCTCCATTGTTTCTAAATAAAAACAGAATGCTTGGATCTTTAAAAGAAATAGAAATTGCTATTTCAAAAACTATTTCGGAATCATTCAATATATCTCTGATATCTCTCATAGTATTTTATTTTTGAAAAGGAACATTTGTAAGTTGTCTTCCATTATTCCAGATTGATAGATAACCGTCATTATCAACAATTTTCATTGTTTCAATTTTGCCAAAGAAGTTGATATTTCCACCCATATCAATAAACCATCCTTTCTTTTTAGTTCCATCGGCATACGTAAAAATTCGCATCACACGACCTACAATTTGATAGTAAAGAGATAGCGACATAGTTGAACGTGCCATAAGGACAGCTTCAAGTGCTGGATAATCAAAACCGGTTGTTAGAACTCCAACATTTATCAAGCATTTAATAGATCCGTTTTTAAATTTGCTTAAAATACGTTCTCGTTCTTCTTTTTTGGTTTCACCAGTAAGTATTGCAGAACCAGGAATTCGTTTTTGAACATCAACAGCTTCTTCTATTAAAGAACAAAAAATCAATAAGTTTTTTCTTTTGCTCAAAATTGTCAAAGCATTTTTAACAATTCGAGAAGGCATATCAATTGATTTGTAATACCTACGCAATGATGTTTGAGTAAAGTCAGTTCCAGAACTATTTACTTGAAGTTTACTTCTATCGATTACATCAAAATTGTAATATTCTAATTCAGCTAAATAACCAGCATTGAACAGAACATCATTCTGAACGTAGTATAAAACCTTATCAAATATCCTTGGAGTACTTCGTGTTAAAAAAGTTAGTTGTGGACCTGTAGAAGTTGTTTCTAATCGGTAAGGTGTAGCTGTTAATCCAAGTACTTTTGCATTTGGAAATGACTTTATAAAATCACTATACATTCCAGCATCGGAATTTACAAGATGGCATTCATCGATCAGTATATTTTTTAATCCTTTGAATAAATGTTTCTTGTTTATTACTGAACCAATAGTGCAAAATGTAACTTTATCAATTCTTTTTTCTCCTGCAGACGCACTATAAATTGAAGCTTTACCGTAATTAGAAAACTTTTCGTAATTCTGCTCTAATATTTCTTTTGAAGGCTGGAGAACAATTGTTTTGCCCTCCAGCGGTTCTAATATTTTAGCAATTACAACAGACTTTCCAGAACCAGTAGGTAGAATAACTAATGCGTTTTCATTTGAATCACTATTTAGAAAATTCACACTTAAATTAATTGATTCACTCTGGTATGGTCGTAGTTGAAAAGCCATAATACTAATCTACTTTTGCTTTTTCAAAAGCAGCATCTTCACTTGCGAAATCCATGTGCACTTGATTTGAATCTTCTTGAGGTGCAGTTTTACCACCCATATATTCTTCAACTTCATCAATGGCATTTTGAACTCTTTCTTTCAAATTACTTAAATATAGATAAGCGCTTGAATATTTAATTTTTGGAGTTTCAAATTTGATAATTCCATTATCAACTTCTTTCCATCCTTGAAGAATTACTGATTTATTTTCCTCTACACCTGATATTTTAAATCCAGTAACATAATACTTTTCAGTCTCTACTTCACTTTCAAGTTCAGATAATGGAGTTGTATTTGTGTTTCCAGTGTAAGCATCATCTAAATGAGCTAAAAACACATCTAATTTATTAAATGTGATTTGCAAATCATCGTGAACAATGTGAGCACCTTTTCTGTTTAACGTGTCTCCTTTAGTAGGTCCTTTCAAAAGTTCATAAGAATAACTACAAAGGGCATCATTGATTGTGGCTCCTTTAATTTCAACTTCTTTGTTTGAGAGCTCTTCCATTTTAGCAGTCATGTTTTTTAACTTGTCTACATTGATTTCAATTACTTTTTTTGACATGGTATAATTATTAATTAGTTATTTTTAATCTAAAAACATATCAATTGTATGATTACTTTTTGATGCGTTTGATTGTTGTTTTAATCGATATTCAAGACTAATCCATAGCCTTAAAGGTCTTTGATGTGCTTGTGGATTCTCGCTCTTTTTGGTTCTTTCAGTATCAAAAATTAATTTGTTTTTTGATAGTTTTCTAAATGGTGCTCCAAATACTGCTGGTTGACTTGGTGCTGGATTTCCTGCATCAAAATATGCTTGTTTCAAATCATCAGCTGTAAATGGTTTCATTTGTGTTTTTACCCACTTTTCAGCAAAAGCATAGATGTTTTTGTAATGTTCAGGATTATTGTCTGCAACATCCTTCACAGCTTGGTTGGTTATTTCAAAATTGCTCATATAAATTCCTGATTTTTATGTTTACTAATTTCAATTTCTAATTCTTGAATTATTGCTAAATCACTTGGCTCTGGAAGATAAATTGAACATTCTATTGCTGAAAAATTTCTAAATCTATCAATCGCTAAAGTCATTTCAGAAGTATCTAAATTTGCAGTGCTACGCCAACGTTCGATTTTAATAAGTTTGCCAAACTCACCTTCATAAAATATTTGTGGATTGACGTGTTTTTTAAATATTTATTGTTTTACTTCTTCAAGAGTATATCCTGTTTCTAATCCAAACCAAGTTAAAATCAAATGCAGATAACTATTTTGAGAAATAGATCTTTTGTCGTTTTTTGCTTTTAATTCAAATCTTTTGCCTTTAGAAAAAAAGTATTTTAATTTTTCAATAGCTTGCTTTTGATGAAGTTTATTTTCTGGATTGTAAATCATTAAAAAGGGGTTTTATTAAAATTGATTGTCATTCCGTTACTTGCAACGGTTACGTTTTTGCCAGTCAATTCAGAAACTTCTTTTTGGAATTGTTTCTCGTCTGAATTGCTGTCAGATAAGTGAATTAGAACAATGTTATTTACTTGATATAAATCATTTGCAGATAACATTTCTTTGCAGTTAGCCAATGAAAAGTGAGATTTTAAAACTCTATTTCTTAAAAATTCCTTCCCACTATCTGGTCCAAACTTTCGATCGATAATTTCCTTTGAATAATTAGCCTCAATAATTATATTATTCAAGCCTTTGAAAGTATAAGCACAATAATAAGTATCGGTTAAAAACAAAACCTTGCCACAATCTGGGTGCTCAATTAAATATCCTAAAGGTTCGGCAGCATCGTGTTTAACATCAAAAGCCATTACTTTAAAGTTTCCGATTTGTGCGGTTTCTTTTGATGCAATTATATTAGCTCTATGGTGCAGATATACTGTTGCTTCATCAAACGTTTTTCCACCTGTCCAAACATTGATTCCAGAAAGCATTACTTCATTTATTGATTTGCAATGATCTTTGTGTTCGTGTGTTACAATACATCCAACTACTTTATTAAGATTGAAATTCAATGCTTTTTTAATTTCACTGATGTTTACGCCACATTCAATTAATAATGCTTCGTGTTCATTTTCTAGCACGTAGGCATTGCCTTTACTACCTGTACCGATAATTTTTAGTTCCATAATTTAATTATTAAAAGAGGGAGTGGTTTACTTCCAGTCGCTGTGATACTTTCTCCAAAAAGTGTAACCTTTGTCTGTTTTTCAATCCCTCTTTATTTTTATTTAAAATCCTGGTCCAGTCATTGGAATTTGTTCTGTTTGAGTTTCTTCATTTACTGGTTCTTGCTCTTGTTTTAACTCAAGAACTTCTGGTTCAATTACCTCTGCCTCTTGAAAATCTAATGGCTCTTTGTTAGCTTCACTAATCACTTCGTTTTGAACCCTCGCATCAACCATATCTGTTTCCTTTTGAATAATTGCCAGATAGTTGTCATCAATTTTTTTACTGTCAATTGTAATTGAATTGTAGGCTGCTCTCGAAATTGTTTTATAAGCCATTTCATCAAACCACCCATCAATTTTTTCTATGCCAACTTTTTTACCATTCTCCCATTTGTCTTTTTCGCCACCCCAGAATTCAGCCGATGCATATTTTGGTTTTCTCTTTTCAATATCTTTTAAAGAGTAAACTCTAAGTTTGTTTTTCTCTGGAGTTTCAAAAAATGAGTGATACCAAAATCCACCTACAATTTCACCACGATTAAAATCATTAACAATTTCAAAAGTGTAGCCTTCAACTTTGTTATGAATGTCTTTTTTGATTTGTTTAAACTTATCTGTTGAGTAAACCAATTCAACAACTACAGCATCTGGAATGTCTAATCCGTATTTTTTGGCTTTGATTTCCATACCATTGTAACCGATAACAAAGCCCATATCATATTTGTTATTGGCTGTGTTTTTGTAAGGAATCATATTAATGTGGTTTGGCTGTGTTGGGTCAAGTTCCACACTTGAGTATGCAAT